ACTATTACAGAAGAATTTACAGGAGCAACACTAGCAGTTAAAAAAATAACAACATCATAATATGACAACATACAAAGAAATTTTTGGTAAATACGTTAAGAACTACAGTTCAGATCCGAGCTCCGATGCTGAAGGACAAATTTGGTATAATAGTACTTCAGGAACGTTTAAAACACAATTATTTGTTGCAGCCGTTTGGGCGTCAGGTGGAAATTTAACTACAGGCAGAAGAACTTTAGGAGGTTGTGGAACTCAAACTGCAGGATTAGGATTTGGTGGATATAGTGGTGGTGTTGACAATGTAACTGAAGAATATAATGGAACAAGTTGGAGTCCAGGAGGAAATTTAACAACAGCAAGAAGGCAAGTAGGAGCAGCAGGAACTCAAACTGCAGGTTTAGGATTTGGTGGAGCTGGTTATCCAGGAGCTACTAGATTTACTGCTACAGAAGAATATAACGGATCAACATGGGGACCTGGTGGAAGTCTTCCAGCTCAAGTTTCTAATAATTCAGGAGCAGGAACTCAAACAGCAGCTTTATCTTTTGGAGGAAATAATCCTCCTGCTAGTGCTCTTACAAATGTAACAAATGAATATGACGGATCCGCATGGGCAGGTGGAGGAAATTTAGGAACTGCTAAAACTGTTTTAGCAGGAGCAGGAACTCAAACAGCTGGTTTAGCGTTTGGTGGTTCAATACCTTCATTTACAGCAGTAACAGAAGAATACGACGGATCTGCTTGGACAGCTGGAGGAAATTTAAACACAGCTAGAGGTTCTTTAGCAGGATGTGGAACACAAACTGCAGGACTTGCGTTTGGTGGAGGAAATCCATATTCAACAGGAGCAACAGAATTATATAATGGTACAAGTTGGACAACATCCCCAGCTACTATGGGATCACCAAGACAATCTTTTGCAGGTGCTGGCACTCAAACGGATGCTTTAGCTTTTGGTGGATCTGCTTATCTTACAACAACTGAAGAATTTACAGGTGCATTATCTCCTGTTAGAACCATAACAACAAGTTAGTTTACATTATGAATAAATTGACTTATAATAACTAACCAAGGAGCATAAATATGGCACTTTTTATATACGGTACAGCAACTAACACAGGCAAAGGTTTTTTTACTGCAGAAGATAGAAGAAACTTTTTCTTAAGAGGATTCCCAGGCAATGTTTGGGTAGTCGGAAATTCTGAAAAAGGAGCTCTATGGTTAGCAGAGAAAAACGGAGTTGAAAAAACTAAAGCAGAAGCACAAGCAATTGTTAATGCAGAAGTTACAGCGGCTCAAGCAGCGTATGACGCTTTACCAGAAGAACAAAAAAATAGACCAGGATTCAATCAAAGACCGACTGCTATAACTTTACCGTAGGTCACTCACATGACGACCTATAATCAGTTAGCAGGATACAGAGTCAACTACTTGGGTTCAGACCCAACACTCAATACGGGCAACGAGGGACAGGTGTGGTATAACTCTACATCAGGTACATTAAAATCATTAGTACAAATTAAAGCGTGGTCGGCAGGAAGTAATATGACGACTGCTAGATCACTTATAGCAGGTTGTGGTACACAAACAGCAGGTTTAGGATTTGGTGGATTTACAACAGTTAACACAAACGCAACAGAAGAATATTCTGGATATACTTGGTCAAATGGTGGAAATTTAACAACGGCAAGAAGAAAAATAGCAGGTTGTGGAACACAAACAGCAGGTTTAGGATTTGGAGGATCAAGTAATCCAGCACCAGGCACAGCAACAGTAGCCGCAACAGAAGAATACAACGGTTCAACATGGGGGCCAGGTGGAAATTTAGGAACCGCAAGATATGCATCAGGAGGAGCTGGAACTCAAACAGCGGGATTAGCTTTTGGTGGTTATACAACAACAAATGTTGCTAACACTGAAGAATATGATGGATCAGCGTGGACAGCAGGAGGAAATTTAGCAACAGCAAGATATGGAGTAGCAGGAGCAGGAACTCAAACTGCAGGTTTAGGTTTTGGTGGGGATAGTCCTCCTGCTGGTATAATTAATGCAACAGAAGAATACGATGGTTCAGCATGGACAGCTGGAGGATCATTAAACACAGCAAGATCATATTTAGCAGGAGCAGGCACACAAACAGCAGGTTTGGCTTTTGGTGGTATTACAACAGCAAATACAGCGACCACAGAACAATATGATGGAACATCTTGGAATACAGTTCCTTCTATGGCAACAGCAAGAAGAGCATTAGGTGGAGCAGGTACAGCACCTGCAGCTTTAGCTTTTGGTGGATTTACAACTACAGTAGTCGCAAACACAGAAGAATTCAACTCTACAATCTTTTCGCCAGCCACGGGTGCTTGGGCGAGCGGCGGGAATATGGGGACCGCGAGAAGAAATCTATCAGGAGCAGGTACTCAAACAGCGGGTTTAGCGTTTGGTGGTTTTACAACAGCAGGTGTTAATAATACAGAAGAATATAATGGAACAAGTTGGGGCCCTGGTGGAAATATGACAACAGCAAGATATGCTTTAGCAGGAGCTGGTACTCAAACAGCGGGTTTAGGTTTTGGAGGATATACAACAGTTAATGTTAATAATACAGAAGAATACGATGGATCAACATGGTCTCCAGGTGGAAATTTAGGTACTGCAAGAAATGCTTTAGGAGGTTGTGGAATTCAAACAGCGGGTTTAGGTTTTGGAGGAATAGTACCAGGTCCAGCACGAACTGCAGCTACAGAAGAATACGATGGATCAGCTTGGACAGCAGGAGGAAATTTAGGAACAGCAAGAGCTGGTATAGAAGGAGCAGGAACTCAAACAGCAGCATTAGGATTTGGTGGAAGTATACCACCTATTACAGGGGTTACAGAAGAATATGATGGTTCAACATGGACAGCAGGTGGGAGTTTAAATACTGCAAGAAATAGTTTAGCAGGATCAGGAACTCAAACTGCAGCTTTAGCTTTTGGTGGAGGACCTCCAGCTACTTCAGCAACAGAACAATATGATGGAACTTCTTGGATTTCTGCACCTCCAATGGGAACTGCTAGATATCAATTAGCAGGTTGTGGAACTCAAACTTCAGCATTAGGATTTGGTGGATACACAACAGTAAATGTTGCAAACACAGAAGAATGGTCAGGTCCACAAACAACAGCAACCGCTTCTACCTTGACAACGTCATAAAATATCTCTATATCTCCAATGGAATGACAGAGAAGAGAAATATAAAAAGTTTAATACAGCAAGAAGAAGCTCACTTAAATAATCTACTTGATCCAAACGATCTTAATGCATTCAAAGGAATGGTTGAGGAACTTCGTGATACGTGGACAAAAAAACAAATATTTCGAACAGAAACAGAAGCTAGAATTTCAGTATTACAAGATGCAAAGTATCCAACAGTATCTTCTAAATACTGGCAATGTGTTAGAGAACAAAACGTATTTTTAGAAAATTTAATGTCATTATCTTTTGATTACAGAAGAAATGATGCAAAAATTAAATGGTTAGAAAAGAAATTAGAAACTGAAACGGATGAATATAAATTAGAATGTTATAAAATAGATTTAGATGAAAAGATCTATGCACAAGCAAATATGGAATTAGTTGCAAGGGATCGTATGCGAGAAATTAATATGTGGTCTAATTTAAAGAAAGAATTTGATGATGGATCATTTGATACTAAAAATGTTAATACTCATCAATTAGAATCATATCACCAGATCATGAAGAATAAAGCTGAAACATTAACACCTGGATCTTCTCAACCAGAAGTATTCAATGTTCTTGGACAATTGCAAACTATTGAAAGAGTTAAGAAAGAATTAGGATTATTAAAACATGATGAGAAGAAAGCAATTGGACAACCTACATTCGGACAACAATCCAAGTAAAGAATTATTCTTTTTAGTAGCATTACCAAGATCTGGTAATACTCTATTTGGTTCGTTGATGAATCAAAACCCAGATATAGCTGTAACACCTAATTCTATTACATTAGAAATAATGAAGGATTTGTTTTTACTTAAGCAAACAGATGTATTTCAAAACTACCCAGATCATAAATCATTAGATAACGTATTAGATAGTGTATTTGATACTTATTATAAAGACTGGCCGCAGCGTTATATTATAGACAGGGGTCCTGTAATGACACCTGGTAATTTTATGTTAATGAATAAACATTTCAGACGTCCCTTTAAATGCATTATTATTTTAAGAGATGTTTTAGATGTTCTTGCATCTTATATTAAATGGTTTGAAAAAGAACCAACAAGCTTTGTTCATAAATATGGTAAACAAACAATTGAGGAAAAACTTTGGATGCTAATGAATAAAGATGGTGCGATTGCAAAAGATTTAGAAGCCATAAAGAATTCTTACAACTATCCACAAATGTGTCATTATTTAAAATATGATGATTTAGTAAATCAACCAGAAATTGAGATAAACAAAATATATGACTTTTTAAAAATACCTAGATTTAATCATAACTATAAATCCTTGAATCAATTTAAAATAAATGGTATAGGTTACGACGATACAGTGGTTGGAAATAGAATGCATACTATTAGAGAAGATATAAGAAAGGAAGATAATCCTTACAGATCACAATTGCCTAAAAGCATTGTTGATGCGTATGGCCATATAAAATTTTAATGAAGATATTAATATTTGGATTACCAGGATCAGGCAAAACTACATTTGCTAAAAAATTAATTGAAGGTAAAAAGATACCACACTTTAATGCGGATGAAATTAGAAAGCTATTTGAAGATTGGGATTTTACAGAGAACGGTCGTAAACGACAAGCTAATCGTATGATGACTATGTGTGATCTTGCAGTTAATCATGTTGTTATAGACTTTGTTTGTCCATTTGAATCTTATAGATCATTCTATGATATGAAGATTTGGATGAATACAATTGATAAAGGAAGATTTGAAGATACTAATAAAGTATTTGAGAAACCTAAAAAAGTAGACTTTGAGATAAAAGATTTTAATTACGATAACATAATAAAGGAGATACATGATAGACTACTCTAAACCAACAGCACAGATGCTAGGACGTTGGCAACCATTCCATGATGGACATCTAGCTTTATTTAAAGAGATATTAAAGAAGACGGGACAAGTTGTCATAATGGTAAGAACTATGCCTCAAACAGATAATAATCCATTTGTATTTGAAGATATTAAAAAACGTATTGAAGAAAAATTAAAAGATTACGTTGGTCAATTTGATGTTATCAAAGTACCTAATATTACAAATATTTGTTATGGTAGAGACGTTGGTTACAAAATTGAAGAGATTGTATTACCAAAAGAAATACAAGAAATATCTGCAACAAAGATTAGAAAAGAAATGGGATTATGAAATTTAATTTCACATTTTTAGGTCAATGTGTCATGCGTTACGAAACGCCTTTAGATATATTTCATGCAATCAATTCCATATATGAACAAAGATTTAATGAACTTTATCCTGCTAATAAACAATTAGTAGGTAAGATTAAAAATGAACATTCTTTATTTTATAATGGAGATGATGAATCTAAAATGAAAAGACATGATCATTTACCATTAAATGTTAAACAATGGTTTATGGAAATGTTTAAACATTATTTAGAATTTAATCATATTAGAAAATATCAAACTCATTTAAATTCAATCTGGGTTAATGAAATGAAAGCTCATGAATACAATCCTGTGCACGTACATCAGGGCAATTTGTTTACAGGTCTATCTTCAGTTATGATTTTAAAATTACCAAATACTTATGGTGTAGAATATTCAGCAGAACAAGCTCCACAAAATGGAAAGCTACAAATATTAGGTGCAACTAATGGTCAGTTTGCAAAAGTGGATTATCAACCACCAATGGAACTACGAGATTTTTATGTTTTTCCATATGATATGAGACATTGTGTTTATCCATTCAATGGAACAAATGACACAAGAAGAACGTTAGCAGCTAATTGCGATGTTCTTTATGATCCAATCCAAAACAGAGGAGCACAATGATAATAACAGAACCACGTTGGAAGTCTTTGATTGTAGAAACAACTTTACCAATATTTACACCAGAACAATGTCAATTAATTATAAATGCAGGTCAATCTGAACCAAAAGAAAGTGGACAGGTTGGAGGAGGTAAAGGAGGTGTGGTAGATACAAAGGTTAGAACTTCACACATTAGCTGGATACCATTTAATAAATTACCTGAAATGTATAAAACATTAGAAAGAATTATGCTTCAAACTAATGGCAATCATTTTGGATTTGAAGGAATGCAAATAACAGAACCCGCACAGTATACAGAATATCCAGCAGGTGGATTTTACGATTGGCATATAGATTCAGATGTTAATTGTGCAAATGAACCACCGGTTCGTAAAATATCTATGACTTGTTTATTATCACATGAATCAGAATTTGAAGGTGGTGGATTAGAGCTTATGTCAGATGGAAAGATTGCAAGACCTAAACAAGGTCAAGCTATTTTCTTTGCAAGCTATATTAGACACAGAGTTATACCAATTACAAAAGGTACAAGAAAATCATTAGTAATGTGGTTTGGTGGGACACCATTTAAATGATGAATAGAGAATTATTCTTTGCAACTCCAATCTATGTTGCTGATGTTGGAACACCACAATTAAACAAACATTTAGAACATCATATTATTGAATGGTCTAAACGCGATAAAGGTCTTCAAAAAACTAATATGAATGGATGGCATAGTGAAACAAATATGCATAAACTTCCAGAATATATAGATCTTGTTGATTTATTATTTAAAGCACAATTTCATATTTATAAAGAAGAGTTATTAGATAATGAACCATTTCTTGGTAATATGTGGGCAAATATAAATTACAAAGGTGGTTTTAATAGACCACACATGCATCCTAATTCATTATGGTCAGGTGTTTATTATATAAAAACTCCAGAAAATTGTGGTCATTTAAAATGTGAAGATCCAAAATCAGTTGCAGCTATGACTCATCCAAAAAGAAAAGAAGGTCAACTTCCATCTTATTTATGGAGAGAAGTTCATTATAAACCAATTGCAGGAAGATTAATTATGTTTCCATCATGGTTAAACCATTGTGTTGATCCAAATGAATCTGATGATATAAGAATATCAGTATCCTTTAATTTTTTACAAGCAGGTATGCAAGCATGAGCTTCGCCCAGAATAAATATCAAGTAATTAAAAAAGCAATACCATACGATCTTGCTAATTTTGTATTTAACTATTTTCTACTCAAACGTGATGCTGTTAATTATCTATACACAAATAATATAGTAGCGGAAAACGGGATGCTAGGAACGTGGAAAGATGCACAAGTTCCAAATGTATATTCTCACTACGCAGACTTTGTTATGGAAACATTACTTATGAAAGTAATGCCTATAATGAAACAACAAACTAATCTTAATTTAATACCTACGTACTCGTACGCGCGCGTGTACGAGAAAGGTTCTATTTTAAAAAGACATAAAGATAGACCATCTTGTGAGATATCTACTACATTAAATCTAGGTGGAGATCCTTGGGCTATCTATTTAGATACAACAGGAAGTAACAATGTAATTGATGAATATAAGAATATAATGAAACCAGATGCACCAAAAGGCATAAGAGTAGATCTAGAACCTGGTGATATGTTAGTATATTCTGGATGTGAATTAGAACATTGGAGAGAAGAGTTTACTGGTAACATTTGTGCTCAAGTTTTCTTGCATTATAACCATGTAAATGGACAGTTTGCAGATTCCAATTTATATGATAAAAGACCTTTGTTAGGATTACCACCATTCACTAAAGTAGTGTAAATCAACAAATCTGGTGGTATAAGAATAGCTTATGCCAATTAATAAACTACAATTTAGACCAGGAATAGATAAACAAAATACTCAATACGGAGCAGAAGGTGGTTGGGTTGATTGTGATAACGTGCGTTTTAGGTACGGCGTTCCTGAAAAGATAGGTGGTTGGGAACCTGCCGTTGGTACTAATTTAATTGGTGCTGCAAGAGATATTCACACTTATACAGATTTAGCAGGAGACTCATTAGCGATCATCGGTACAGATAGAAAACTATATACCTATTACGATAACAACTTTTATGACATCACACCTTTATCAACTACTATTCCAGCAGTATTTACATTCACATCAGCAACAACCATTGTAAACGTTCTTGCAACATCTAATGGCGCAATCGCTGGAGACTTTGTTACATTTTCAGGAGTTACTGGAGTAAGTGTTATAAATATTACTAACACTAATATGGCTCAAGAATTTGAGATTCAAAATATTATAGATCAAAATAACTTTACAATAGATGTAGCTACAATTGGAACACCAGGAGTTGTTACAACATCTGGCACAGCTTCAGGTGCAGCATTTCAAATAAATATAGGAACAGATATTACAACAATTGGTAATGGATGGGGTGCTGGTGCATGGGGATTTTCTACTTGGAATACACCAAGACCTGCAGGAGTTATTACTGCTAATCCAAGAATTTGGCAAATAGATAACTTTGGTGAAGATATTATTGCAACAATTGTGGGTGGTAAAACTTTCTTTTTTGACACTTCTGCATTTTTACCTGCAAGAAATACTAGAGCTACATTATTATCTAATGCTCCAACACAATCTAATTATATGACAATATCTCCAAGAGATAGACATGTGATATTCTTTGGTACTCAAACAACACCAGGAACAAGTTCAACTTATGATCCAATGGCCGTGCTCTTTGGTTCACAAGAATCTATTACAGACTTTATACCCAATGCAACGAATACCGCAGGATTTCAAAGATTATCATCAGGAAATAGAATTGTAACTGCAGTTCCAACAAGAGGAGATATATTAATATTAACTAATACATCAGCTCATTCTATGCAGTTTGTCGGACCACCATTTACATTCTCATTTAAACAAATTGGTACAAACTGCGGAACGTTATCTGCGCATTCTGCCGTAGAAGCAGAGAACGTTGTCTATTGGATGTCCGATGGAGCATTCTATTTATTTGACGGGGTTGTAAAAGAAATTCCATGTTCAGTACAAGATTATGTATTCCAAGATTTAAATGAAGATGAACACTCTATAATTTATGCTGGAGTTAATTTAGATTTTTCAGAAGTGAATTGGTTCTATGCATCAGGTAGTTCTACTGCAATTAACAGAGTTGTAACTTATAATTATCTTGAAAGATTATGGACTATTGGAACTTTAGCTAGAACAACTTGGGCTTCTAAAGATATATTTACAAATCCATTAGCTACAAAATATATGCCAAATTCTACAACACTTGCACAACCTACAGTTATTGGTTTAACTGCTGGTGTATCTACTTTATATGACCAAGAAAAAGGAACGAATGATGACACAGATCCAATCACCGCGTTCATTACTTCGGGAGACGTGGACATTGTAGATGGAGATCATTCTATGTTTATTAAACGATACATACCGGATTTTAAGGATCAATCTGGTAATCTTAATATGCAATTTTTAGTAAGACAATATCCAGGCGCAACTCAAACAGTTGCATCAAGCACCATTGTAAATTCAACAACAACTAAAGTCGACATGCGCGCGCGTGGGCGACAGGTTGCGATTAAAATTATAAGTTCAGATATTGATACTAAATGGAGATACGGAACATTAAGGATTGACGGACAACAGGATGGTTTAAGGTAATGGCTAAACTAGATCAACCAAGACTTGCAAACGCTACAGTAGAATATAATCAACAACAGATGGACCAGATTATTAGAACATTAGAGCAGATGGTGTTACAATTAAACAATACCTTTACACAAGACGTACAAGATGTTAATGAAGCTCAAGCTTGGTATTTTATAAAAGTATAAAGAAAAATGTCTAACGTATATAAAAACGCAATTTATAAGCCAACCACAACGGCTAATACAACTGTTTATACCTGCAACGCTACGGCAAGAGCAGTCATTCAAACCATTCAACTAACCAATCAATCAGGCAGTCATACAGCAGAAGTTTTTGTTTATGATTCTTCTGCAACAACCACACTAGAGATAAGTCATATAAGTTTAAGTTCTAATGCAACGGAAAATGCTGCAAAAGGACCTATTATTTTAGAAGAGGGAGATGCTTTAATAATTTCTTGTAATAATACTAATATAACAGGTATTGTTTCTATATTAGAAGTGAACCGAGGATCGTTAACGAATTAATGAAAGAAATAAAAATAATTTGTGATTCAGAGATCACAATTAAGAATATAAAGACAGGACATGTCTATAAAAATGAAGCAGAGGTTCAAGCAGATCTAAATGCTAAACCTGAAGATATTAAACGTGATGTTAAAATTATAGTTCCAACTATTCCCTTATTCAGCAAGACATGACACTTTCAAATGAGTGGAGAAGGATGCAGCACTATAAGAATATAGGTCTGAAGTTTGATAAAGTTTTAGACATTGGTGCTTTTGAAGGTATCTGGACACAAAATTTTAAA